GGCTCTTTAAACTTCCTATCGGCCATATCACCTTTAAAAAGATTAAGATCGCTAAAGCCTTCTTGAAAAAGTTCTTCTAAAAGCATTTTAGTAGCCTTGTGTAATCTCGTCTGCCCACTCTTCCACAAGATCTGTTTCGTCTTTGAATGACTTGCCTTCTACTGCACGAGTATGTCTTACACGTTGAGCATATTCTTCATCTTCGTTAATACGGCCTAAGTCGCTTACATATTTTTTTGCTAGTTGTACTGCTAATGTACTTTCCTCTGATTCGGAAAGTTCTGCGCCAGCAAACTTATGTGCAAACTCTCTAACAATATCGTTATCAACAATGCGATTGCTAATATCTTCTAGAGCGGCACTTACCAAACCTCTTGTATCACTGTGTTGTACTGAGCGAGCAAATTGGTCTGTATCAACTGAACTCTCTAGTACTAGATCACCGCTTTCAATAAACTCTCTAACTTGGTTTAGTTTGTTTGTTTTGTTTTCCATAGCAGTTTTGTAAATGCTATTAATAAGTGGAAGTGATTCAAATACACCGTCGTCTTGCTTCTTAACTGTGAAGAAGTCTCTCATTTCGTCTAAATCATCTTCAGATAATGTTTCTGATGTTGCTTCAAAACTTTCAGCAAATGATCCGTATCCACGTACTGTTGACATGCGTGTTAAGTTATTTCTAATACTGTTATAAGCATCACGCACACTTTCTACAATGTCTGATGTGTTTTCATTTACTAAGTTATTACGTCTACTGTATGCTACAAAGTTTTTTAACTGTCCTAAACGGTTTACATTTTCAACAATGTGTTGACCAATATCGTCATATAAGTTGCCACCTTCACTAATGTGTCTAGCAATTGCTCTTGCACCTAGTAAGTTTTTAAATGGTAGTAATGTTCTTTCACCACTTGAAGTTTCAACAAATATTTTGCTGATGTTTCTGCTACGTGATCCCCTTACTTCTTCATCTACTGGGCGTTTGTGTCTTACAATAATCTTTGCTGTTTCGCCTAGATCTTGGTAACTACTTTTAATGCTACCGTACATTTTTGACTCGTTCATATCACTATCCTTAAACTCTTTTTGCTGGTTACGTAAAAATTCAAAATCTTTTCTTTCTAAGTTGGATTTATTAATATCTCTTACATCAAATGTCATCATTCTACGTTTTGAGAACTGTCTCATTTCACGTAAAAAATTGTACCAACCTGTCTTGTTTTCTCCCAAGTTGTTTACTAAATCATTACTATAGTAAACTTTGAACTTATCATCTACTAAACTAATAGTAACTGTGCCTGCCTCGTTTCCGTCCTTATCTTCATATACAAAATCAAAGAAACGTGCGTTCTTAGGCTCAAGTGTTTTCGTAGCACTTGCGTCACCAATCGACAATGTTGAATACACTGATCGTAGTTTATCAAATAGTTCTTGTGAAACTTGTTCTATATTTTCCATTGTAGTATTTATACTTAAAGCATGATAAATGGCATTGGCATATCTTGTTCAGAATCTATATCGTCTTTTAGTCTGTCAAATAATCCAGTATCCCATTGCCTTACTTCATAACTCATTCGTATTATTAATAGTGTTGCGGCTACTAAATCGTCTGTTTCGCCATCTTTTGCGGCATAACTTTGCCCTCTCGCTATATATGTTTTTAGTTCTGATATTAAATTTTTACTGCGAATCTCTATCTTGTCTGTTTCGATTAGATTCTTTAATCTACTACAAGATAGCAATTTTGACTTATGTGTGGTATTAAATCCTTTTCTAAACCTTCTAGCATTTCCGTGCTTTTTAGTTTCAGACAGAAATACACCATTGAATTGTTCCTCGCCTAGGTCGTCTATAACCACAAGTGCGGCTTCACCCAGTGTATTGTTCTCAATACTAAACCATATTTGTGGAACGTCTAAATTCTTTGCACCTATTTCTTCTGAAATGTAATGTGTGATATCTCTTAATATTTTTATTTGCCCTTGGACTGGCGTTTTATTATGCATCCACTCTGCTACTTGTTTCATCGTGGGTATTTCAAACACTTGTATGGCGGCGTTATCACCACCTGTTCCTAAACTTGGATCTAATGCTATTAAATAATTGTGTCCTTTTTGTGGTTTGCTATACCATCTAACTTGTCCTTGGTTTTGCAAAACGTCTTTTGGGCGTAGTGATGCTAAAACTCTTGAATCAATAAGTGTCTCGTCATTAATAACAAACTCACATTCATGCTCGCGGGCAAAGCGTTCTGCGCCAATACGCCCAAGTTCTTCTTGTCTCCATTTTTCATCACGATCTGGATGTTCATTCCAATATGCTCTAAACGCAAAAAATCCATTACGACCTAAATCTGTTTGGTTGCCATGTTCGTCTATTGTTTTATTTGCTTCTCTCCATATCATAGCAAACTGATCCTCATCACTGTTTGGTGTTGAGGTAATAATAGCGCCACCACCAGTTGCTAGTGTTGGAGATATGGATGTCCAAAATTCTTTCGCAATGTTAGGCTTTACAAACGCAAACTCGTCTAAGTATAATAGTGAGATGGACAAACCACGCCCTGTATTTTCTGTAGTAGTTGTGCTGACAATTCTACTACCATTATCAAAGTCTATGCTACCTTTATTGTATGAGTAAACGCCAGGCCGAATAAAATCAGGTACATCTTCGTATGAATATCGTATACGTTGCATAATTTCTTGTGAACCGGCATACTTGTGCGCCGCAACAAGTATTGTACTGTCTGGAACAAACATAGTATACCATAACAAGTATCCTGCCGCAGTAGTAGTTTTACCTGTTTGCCGTGGCATCAAGTTAACGCTAAATCTGTGAGTGTGGTAACTTTCCAGTAAACGTTTTTGATATTCATACGCATGGTATTGTATTCTACCTCTGCGTGGGTGTTGAATCCAAAAATAGTTTTCTAAAAAATAAGCAGGACCAGTGTCAGGATCAGCACATTTAGCAAGTTCTAAGAGTTGCTCATCTGTGTATGATTCTTTGGTGTGTGCTTTTTTTACTAAGTTTCCGTCAAGTGAGGACATAACTGTATTTAACGGTTTATGGAGGGCTATTTCTTTTTCTTTTTGTTATGCTGTGACCAAGAAATAGCGTATGCGGCGGGACAGTCGTCCTTCCCGCCACACATTTTATCTTTTAACTTCTTAACTTGCTTCTCTCTACCCGGAGGTGCTTTTTCGAGAAGTATTTCGGAAATAAGCATTATTACGCCTGACTATGCTATTACGCCCCAGGTTTTTCCTTTACCGTCGTCTTTCTTTTCTGGTGCTTTTACTTCTTCAGGCTTTTTACGCTTGCCTGCGGCTTCACCTAAACCTGCTAGTTTTCTAATATCGTTTATATCCGTATTTGTTTCCGTTTCTTCTTTTGCAATGCCGCCGATGTCTTTACCAGCAACGACTGCATCATATCCTGCAGATTTTGCAGTATCTCTTTTGGACTTTTCTGTATTAATTGCTCTTTCTTCTTTTTCAGAGGAACGTCTTTTCATCATCAAATCAAATTTTTCAGCTTTACTGCGAGGTACGAACCTAATTGCCTCATCTACCTGGTCATCTTCTTTTTTAATTGGGTGTTCAATGACGTTACCATCTTCATCTTTTTCATGATGCTCAGCAATATATTCTGAGTACATACCACGTAGTTTATCTTCTACGGATTCCAATGCCATTGGATTATCGCCGCCAGCAACTGGTGCATGGCTTTTCTTTACCTTATGTAAGTCATCACCAACTTTAAAAACTTCTTCTGGTGAATGGATAAATGTTTCTGGCTCATTGTCCCAACTTTCGCCTTCACTCATACCGCAACCACATGGAGATTCTCCACAAGTTGAGCAGGGCATGTCGTGATCTTCGTCTGGGCTTACGTTTAGTGCTACAGGATGTGCTTGTGACATACCTGCTAGTTTTAATAAATCTGCTAGTTTATTAGCATCTGTAGTAGTGATTGATGTTGTAGCATTATCGCCGCCTTCTCCAGATGTTGTAATATTTAAATTATATTTTGTGTCCATTTTAATTTGTTCCTACTGGTGAGGTTGTTCCCTGTGGTGCTTTTAAAAACTCATCTGGTTCGTGTTCAATTTCACTACTTGGATCTTTAGCAAAGTTGACCATATCAAATAATCTACCTTTGCGTTTTTCATCTTCGTCAGCAAGCATCTTATCTGTGTATTCTTGCCCAGCAGGTAAATCATCTTCACTCACTGGATAATCGCTATCTAAAAGTGATTCTGGTTTTGCATCTGGATCTGTGTCGTCTAGTTCCTTTTGATCCTTGTCGTTTTGAACTTCTTCAGGATGATTGGGACTACGTACAACAATGTGGCTTTCTGGTATGCCTAGCATTCCTGAAATATAATTTTGTAAAATATCTGGAGTAGTTGGATACTCTAGCACTAGGTCTACAATGTATACTTCACTTGCTGGTAAATTACCAAAATCCATTGGATGCTTTTGCATTATTGTTTTGCTTGATTTAGATACACTCTTAACGTTGTATCTATCCAATGCGCCTTCTAAACGATCTAAATGCTCATCTGTAATCTCTACAGCAAACTTTAATCTAAAAGGATAATCTGTTTTTGCTTCTGTAATGTATTGTTTTAAACTTTTCATAAGGGTACTCTTTTAAGTTATATTACTTATTTATTTAATTATGCTATTTTTTATCCGCGTTGTCTTTGCCTTTGTCTAAAATTTGCCTAATTAATTCGTTGCGATCTGCTACAATAGTTGCTTCTGCCTCTATTTCTAGTGGACCGCCGGCACTTTGCTCTTGTTGATCTACTCGTTGTTTTTTAATCTGTAGTTCAACCATACGTAACTTCTTGTCTACCTTCGCTGATCTAGCGTCGATAGCGTTTTTCATCATTGTTCCTGCTACTTCAAATATCTTACCCGCGTATCGTGCTTCTACATTCATACCCAAATCCATAAGATCATTGAATGTTGACATAGACTTTTCAGCGATAGTATCCATTTCCGTGTCATTTGATTCTAAATCTCTAACAAGTGGCAAAGCACTGTCTATTTTGTCTACATCATTTAATACTGTTTTTAATTTATTAGCGTCGGCCGGTTTAAAGTCCGAAGGCGGCTCTTCTGGTTCTGGTTGTGCTAAATCAAAAAGTTCCTCTAGTTTCTTTGTCATACTGTTATTTATTCTGTAATTTGGTAGTGCCACAAACTTCTAAACACGTATTACGATACATTCTTTTTGAAAATTCTGTTATTATATCTAACGTTTCTATATTATATGTTTCTTTTCTTTCATCTTCCCAATAGCAACAAGGGTAAATTATTCCCTCTGCGCTTATAAAATTACGATAGTTTCCTGAGTGTTGAAGTGTTGCGTGTTGGCATTCCTTAACATCAACCCAGTTATTTTCATATTCTATATCAAAAATATTAGCATTGACAATTGATTGCTTTGTTATGTCTGGATCATCTTCTTGCTCGTTATCGGCTGATAAACTATAATATTCGCCGGTTTGCCAATTTCGAGCCTCGATAGGTATATACGGAGTTTCTGTAATAAAATCACTAAACCCTATTTCCTTTGAAAGTGTTCTTGCTTCTTCAATTTGATGTGCGTTGTGTTTAAATATTAAAAATCTCCAATTAGCAATTCCACCAGCATCTATAAAAGCCTTTGCGTTGTTTATTATTTTATTAAAGTCTGTTCCTTGTCTATAAATGTGGTTGGTGTCTTGTAATCCATCAATAGAAAAAAATACTTGCATAAACTTATCGTAGTTTCTGCGTTGTCTTGCTAAATCGCGCCACCAGTTAGTAGAGCGCAAACCTCCATTTGTGTGTATATCAACATTAATCATTCTTTCTTGTTGGTATAAATTTTCTAATAGATAGTTTATTTTATTATACGCAATGGGATCGCCTCTATTTCCACAAAGCAAAATATCTCTTAGTTTAGGCATTCTAGTAACAAAGTCTAGTAGATAATCTGGATCTAAATCGATTAACTTATGACCTTCTTTTAGTCCAAATCCATTATTGCTTCTAGGACACCCCGGACACCAAGCATTGCATTTGGTCGTGAGTTCTACGTGCAAGCCGTACATATTGTCTGCCACACGCTTCAAAGGCAATCTAATACTCATTTGTTCTTCATTTCTTTAGCCAAGTTGATGCAATGATTTTCTAAGCGTGTTATATCAAAATTAGTAGGAGTAAACCGTTCATTTAGTATTGGAACGATATATTTTATATAAAAACTAATTTGGAATGCACTGTTTGGTGACATATATCTCGGATCTTTATCAAATATATCTAACTTGTATTCATCGCTATTTTGATAAAGAGCATACATGGGTGTTCGAGTCATAAATTTATTCCAGTTTATACTCTTGTACAAGTGTTCCAATTCGGAAGTGTTTCTTATAAATTCAAAATCAAACTCGTATCCAAAAAAGAAGTAATAAGGTATACCATGTAATTCACATAACGTTTGAATGTCTAATATATATTCTAGATCTTTTATGTGATCGTAAATCTTAGACTTAAAATTATTATTATATAATTCTTTTATAAAATTATCACTACTGTTACTGCTAGGCCAAAACCCCCTATGATTCACCACTGATGAATTCATATCAACAACGAAATTTCGTAAATTAAAGTCTTTGATTTCGTCTAAAGTGTTTTCGTTTTCTACGAATAGATCAAGTTTTCCAATACTAGTCCATTGTACAATGACTGCTTCGACATCCAAGTTTTCTAATATGTGCTTTTTACATGTTCTACCAATATATTCGTTTCCCACTGCTGGGCCGCCAATAGAAATATGTTTTAGTTTATGGCTGATCGTAGGAAAATGAACCCAAATTGGATAATGTTTAAAATCTCTTTGGCTAATTCCACATCCGCTAGTAATTAATTTACTCATTTTATTTTGTTATATTCTTTTCTAGTTATAACATTTCCTTGTTCATAATGGTCGTACTCTATCTCAGCCGCATTGCTACTACACGCTTTACATACTATGCTATTTGGTTTATTATAATTGTCTATAAATCCAACCAAATCACTGTCGTAGTTTAATCCAGAGTTTAGATACGGTGCCCACTGTTCTTCGTTTTCCTTGCCAAACACTTTTAATGTATCTTCTAGGTTAGCAATAGCAGGGCACTTATATAGTTTATTTCTATATATAATAGGCGAACTTGGCGATCCACAAACTCTGTGCGCTCCTTCATAATCATCATTATTAGCAGGATACATATCTGCTCCCTCTCCCATAAACGGACGCCTAAACTCTCCAAACAGATTCATATGCCATTTAACACTTGCGTTTTTATCTGTTAGCATCATAAGTTTTTCTGCCTGTGTGAATGGTGTGTTATCTATTTTCCAATCTGTTTGTTTAAGAAAAAACATAATATTGTCAACAAATTCCTTGGGTGGAGGGCGATAGTGTAAACTCGTTTGTACCAATATATTACCCACTTCCTTACACCACTGGTATAAGTTAGGACGGACTTTATAATGAAACCCGTTAGTAATAAATTTTATACGTGAATTAGGGAATATCTCACGCACACCATATAACCATTGTTCGAAGTCTTTGTTAAGTAGTGGTTCACCTCCCATTAGATTGACTTCGGTTGGGTTAATTCGTGTGCTCCATTCTTTAAGCCACTGCTCGCCCTCCTTCCAAGAAACATGTCCTTTACGATCATAGTTAGACATTACAATACAGCCCTTGCAGGATAAACTACAAGCGTATTGTACCATTACGTCTATATATTTTAAATTATATTTTTTCATCATTGCTTACTTTATTCTTAAATTCTGTTAGCATTTCATCTGTAACTGTAATGTCTAAGTATTCGCCAATTTGTTCTAATGCGTTTCCAATATTTTCATATTCAATTGATAAATTATCATCTTGTTGTTTATGTACTTGTTGCTCGCTATTATCCCAGTCACGCTCTAACTGTTCTCTATTCTCATCAGTTATTTTTTTACCCTTCGACAACAATAAAATATCAATTGTATTCATCGAAAAGTGTGTATTAACAAACCAATCTCTGTTGCCAACAGTCTTTTCCAACTGCTGTAACATACCAAAAAATTCCAACTGTGTAGGCTGTGGTTGCAGCCACACTTTATCTTTAACATTACGCAAAATTCTTTTATGCCCTTCTTCAGTATGTGGATATAAAATATTAATAATTTTATAATTATTAAAATACTTTCCTATTGTGCTTTCTCTGTAGTGTGTTGGAACTATAACGTGCTTGTTTGGATCTATCATTGACAAATCACCGTTATCACCGTAGTCGCTAAAACAACGTTCAATACTAAAGTCCAATCTAAGCATATGCTGGTTAAAAATATCGTGTACTTTTGTGCGATTGCCAACCTTACGCCGCACTAGTGTATTACACTCTGGTGCTTTGCTTATAATGTATGATAGGAATTCGCCGCCTCCGCCGTGTGGATAACAGACAAAAATATAGTTTAGATTTTCAAGTAACACTTTAGTTTTTTAAGTAGTGTATATACTTATTTCTTTTTGCCACCTTGGTGAAAAATATCGTCCTCGGTAACAATGCGAAAACGTATACCTTGTTGCTTACACCATTTATAAGCCGCTTCCCACTTGGCGTGGTTAACTGCTACGTGTGCTTGATTATACTTGCTTTTCCCTGCTCGTTCCATTAGCGTTTGGCTTTTTGGCTTTACTTCTATTAATTCTGCTTGTCGTTTACCAGCACTTCCTTGGTAAACAATTAAAAAATCAGGCACGTATGTCGTTTGCTTTCCTGTAAGTGGATTACGGTAAGGTATTCTCATCGGCTCACTTGCCCACTCTGTTACAGATGGGTGATTATCACAAAACTTCATAAAGGCAAATTCCCATCCGCTTCTATAAGTTGGTGATCCTTTTCCTACGTATTTTTTGTAGTTTTTTGGAATGAACTTCCCTTGGGCATACTTTGCCATGATTTAAGCCAGTATTGTTCTTTGTACTGCACTAATTACTTTATTACTTTTGTTAAAGCCTATTACGCTAGTTCTGTTTCTTGTAGTATTAAATAAAATACAAAGAAGTGTGTTTAACTTTAAAGTATCTTCTATTGTATTAAGTTGATTAATTAAATCCGTTATGGATAATCCTTGTTCTTTTGCAATCTCTAATAGAGAAATTGACAAGTTCCTTTTAACAGATTCGGAGTAATTTCTTCCTTCTAAAAATCCATTAACAATATCAAACTGAGCAGGATCGACTGACTGAACTTTGGTATAGTAGTTGTCAAAATATCGTTGCCTTTTTTCATCAATGCTTGGTTTTCCACTTTGTGTGGTATTAACTGGCACCGCGGTGTTTTTATAATAATTAGTGTATTTTGGCATTGGATTATCCTTTAATTCCTTTGATTATTTCTTGTGCTTTTTTAATAGTAGCAGTAGGAAATGCATTGTTGACGTTCTTCGCTACTTGGTCTATTGTACTTGGTAATGAAGTGCCAAAAACATTTTGAATTAAATTTCTATTATCAAAAGATTCTATTTGTGCGGCAGTCTGCACTGCTGTATTTAAAATATCATATGGGTTTTTATCTGGAACTGAATCTAATACTGATCTTAAATTTTGTACAATTCCATTTGCATCAAGACCTAAGCCTGATGATGTTGAGCCTACTTGTCGATCATATGCTACTCCAAAGTTAGGAATTTGTGCTATATTAACGTCTGCGTATGTATATGCATCATAACTTACAGCAATTGTACTATCTTTAACTCCTGCTCCATCACTTTGGTCATGTGATCCATGAGAAAATTGTGTTATGATAGGGTTCTTTAATGTATAACGACTACCAACACCTTTGCTTAAAGAAATAATTTGTATCTCTTTAATTAATCCTTTACCTTGCTTGGTGAAATCTGAATCCAAACCCCAACTTAATGTTGCGCTTGAACTTGCTTCTAAGTATGTATCTTTCATCCCACCTGTTCTAACTGCATACTCACCGTCAGTTTTTGTACCATCTGATGTATAATGATTATAAACATTTGCTAGAAAGTTTCTAACATTGTTTGCATTATCATCATGAAAAGCAATGCTAACGGGATTGTATGCAACACCAGTATAGTTATATGACTTTCTGTTATACTGCTTAATTTCCTCTATATCAAAACTAATACCAGGAAGATCAACAGACTTTACCATAAATCCAACTTCGTTATCTTGATAGTTTTGATATTTGACTGAGTTGTCTAAAACGAAAACACAATGATAGAGAAACCTAAATTTAGGTGCTAATCTATAACTGCTTGCAGAATAAAGGTTACTTGCGTGGCGGTAGTCCTTCATAAAACCGCCGGCTCCAATACCACGCAAATAATTGTTAAGATACGATGCCATTTACTTAGCCTGTAGCTACGGAACCCGCCCCTCTTGTTACAGGTGCGCCAACGCCTCCACCAATTGGTGTGTTTAGTGCGTTGTCGTATTTAATTGACATTGTGATTGTTGCTGGGTCACTTGCTGTGTAAGCCAAGTCATTGTAGTTTACGTTTTCAATATAGCAACCATATAGTTCCCAGGTTTCTAAAACGCCTGGTGCTGTTGAACCATTGCCACCATCAAGTACTTCATACTTTAATGTAAACTTGTAATCAACACCAGCTACAGAACTCATTTGTTCGAAAAAGTCAAACTGCTTCTGCATCTGCTCGCCCACACGACGAGTCATTTCACCGTTAATATCATCACGTAAGTTAATTGAGACTGGATCCCATGTATGTTTACCAATGATGTTAATCTTTGAGTTGTAAACATCCAATACTTGACTTTCGAACGATGCTGTTGGTCTTTGAATATCAATTACGTTTTTTGTAATCTCTGATCTTGGAGTGGTAACGCCAAAGTTTTCCATAATCGCTCTAAAGCGATACTTCATTTTCGGCATCAAAGTACCCTGAGATCCAGCTCCACTAATTGGAACTGTAAATTTTGTTAATGACGCTACGGACATATTATTCTCCTAATTTCTTATTATATTTATCTACATGTTAGGGGTGGCTTTCACCACCCCTAATCAATGTTTAAGCCCTAAAGAGCCGCTATTTCTCCTGTATTCTTCAATCTTACTGGAATATAGATGAACTCTAACGCCTTAATTGGCTCAATTGCTACGTCAACGTATAATTCGTTACGGTCAATTCTAGCCGGTGTGTTGTTAGACTCATCACATACTACCAAGTAATCACCAATTGCTCGCTTAGCCAATAGTTCGTTACAGAATGAATCAATTACGCCCTTAATTTCATTACGGGTTAATTCATCATTTGGTTCGAAAATAAATGGTTTTGCGATAAGATCTAGTTGACGTCTCATGTAAGACACAAGTCTTGAAACGTTAACTCTATCAATTGCTGATGAAGTGGAAGAGCGGGTCTTGTTACCGAAGTTCATTAAACCACTACCATTAATAAATGTAATTGGGTTAATGTTATCAGCATATAATACGTCACGTAGTCCTTCTCTTACTGCAATGCTGTTAAACTCACCAACGCTGTCAATGTAACCAATTGCTGTTGCATTTGAAACCTTGCCTCTGTTTGTACCAGCGGCTGCAAACCATGGATAACCTACACTATCATTATAAGCAAACGTGCGTAGAATCATATGGGATGCTGGAACAACAACACTGTTACCAGCCAAGTCATTAGCAAAGCCTGATGGGTAATAAACTGACATATACTCATTGTTAGTTACTAGTCCATCTTCACCGTTATCTTCTGCGGCGGCTGAGTTTTTACTCCATGCTTGGATATTTGCGGCATTGTCTGATAAACGGAACGGCGCATCGCCAATAACGTGTGCTGTTTCCTTTCTATCAACGTTTAGTGTAGTCATATTAGATAGCAATTCTGGGTAACCCGGAGCTGCAATTAAGTTAAACTGACGTTGCTCTTCGCGAATATCTGTATTGGCATCAACTGCTGATTTCATTGCGGCGACAACAACTGCACGTTGTGACTTACGGCCGGCGCTTAATGAACCATTTGAGTTTGTGCCTGACTTATTTGCCCAACGATCTGGATAATAAGTAGCAACAGATTCACTTGACATACGTGGGTTACCTGAAGAATATTTTGCTACTGTTACTTCGTCTGCTCTATACTCTTTTACTGTATAACCACTACGTCTTGTGTTCCATAACATCATACCACGTGGATAGGATGCTGGATCTGGAGCATCTGGATCTAAGAAGTCATCACTTAATAGGTCTGCAATGCTTGATGCGGTGCCAGCACCTGAGCCACTTACTTTAGCGGCGGCTGCTGTTTGCCATCTTGCATCAGCAAACAAAATACCGTTTGATGATGTTTGATCTGTTCCATCAATTAATACCCATGCACTTGACTGATAACGATATAACTTTGGATAATTTTCAAGATCTGAAGTATCAATCCAAAGATCACCGTTTACAAGTGCTGTAGCATCTGACTGTGTCAAAGGCTCTGCGGCTGCAAAAATTGGACCTGCTGGATCTGTTTGACTTAAATCATAACCACGATAATCTGTGGATACATTTTGATAACCTTTCCATGTTGTACCATCATGAACCATAATGTCAGCAACAAGTGTTGTATCATACCATAAATCGCCTGCGGCTGGATCTGATGTAGGCACTGTTGCGGATGCTTCATATGTTAATTCTTCCCAGTTTGTGCCAATTAAGTCACCGTTTGGAAGTGTATATACATTTGCTAGTGAAGCAGAAATACCTGCGTCTGCTAGTGGTGTACCTGATGTTTCACGAAGTACTAAATCGTCACCTTTAGCGTGTACTAATGTAACTGCGCCTGAAGTTTCTACTCTTGCGGAAACATCTGTAATTGCGGCGGCGCTAACTGCTGTTAAGAAATCACTTGCGGCTGTGCCACCTAGTGTTACAGTTGTGCCGTTAATTGTAAAGGTTTCTAAGTTAACAAATGTTGGTGAAGTATTTGAACCAGTTACAGCAAGTTCGCCTGAACTTTTGCGTCTGTATGGTTTAAATGTAACTTCATCTGCAGAAGCAACGTCGTGGTCAACTATTAGCGTACCCACTGCGATTGTTCTTGGATCTGTGCCACCTCTTCCTGTTGTAGCATCTGTAATAGAATCATAAGCATATACTGTCTTTGATTCCCATAAGCCTGATGTTGATGAGTACACTTTAACAACAATATTGTTGCCATTAGCACCACCTAAATATCCATCAAGTTTTACCCACATGCTGCCTGATGGTGCTGGAGTTGCCGCACCTGTTTGCCATGTAGGAACTGTAGTGTAACCACTCTCTTGTAATCTTGGAGCATTAAAGGTGCCCGCTGTAATGCCCATGTCTGCTAAAGCAGTACCTGACACATTAGCAAATGCAGCTGATGCGGATGCAGTTGCACCATCTGATGCTGACGAACCAATAACGTAAATTTCTAATACACCACTGTTATTGTATGCCTGTACACCAGTTATTGCGGCACTACCACCTGTAAATACGCCATTGATATCGCTAACAATATCGTCAACACCTGTGCCTGTAAATGTTACAGTACTGCCATTAATACTAAATTCATGACCGATTGTAACAGCACTTGGAGTTACTGAGATTGTTGGAAAACTTGATGCCCATGATGCATTTCTTGTTGCAAGGGCGTGTGCGGATGATGTAATTGCACCGGAACCAACTGCTACCCATGTGTTACTAGTAGTTTTGTAATAAATTGCGTTGTTTGTTGTTGCTGTAACAACTGTGTAATCACCAATTGATCCAAATGAAGCATTTGGAAGATATGATGGGTTACCTGAGTGCTCTGTAGCACAAATTGTAGGTACTGTATATGTAAATGTTTGTGTTGTGGCGTTCCAAACGTGTAGACCCCAAACAGTGTTTGTTAGGTCTAACCAATGTGTGCCATTGACTGGTGTGCCTGTAGGTGCTGTTGCTGAGCCTGTTAATTTACTTAAATCTACATCTGCTCGTAAAACATACGCCTGATTGGCAATACCTAGATATGAATATGCGGCCTGTAAACCGTATTCGTTTAATTCATAGCCATGCAACATTGTTCCGGAAGTACTACTATAAAAGTTAGGAGTACCAAATGTTGTTGCTAATTCTAGTTGTGAAGTAAGTAACTGAACCTTACCAGCGTTTGCCGCTGTTGTTCCTGACGCTGTACCTGAACCAGAAGCTTGAAGCTTATCTTGTGCAGTTGCTACTAAAATTAGCGGAACTGTACCTGGATCTGAAGTTACATACGCGGATTCATTGGTTACTGTTACCTCTACACCTGGAGATACTAAAGCCATAATCTTTTTCCTCGTATAAAATTTTAATTAAAATTCTACATCTTTCTTTAAGATGTATTGATACTAGTATTTATTTAGATCTTGTAAAATTAGTGCCATACAGTAACACCCAAAGGGCATCGAAAAGGGTTTGTAAAAATAAATACTGATATGAAACATAGCGAAAGACCGCTGTGTCGTTGTGGTATGCGACCAGTTGCAATAAATTATTATAAAGAAGGTAGACCACATTATAGATCACAGTGTGATAAATGTAATCGCAAAGCAAAGAAGCTTCGAACCACTCCCAAAACAAACTGGAAGCAAAGTGGCTACACTAAGAAAAAGTCATGCGAGAAATGTGGCTTTGTAGCGGACCACAGTATTCAACTTGATGTTTACCACTTGGATAGTAATAGAAAGAATAATAATTGGAAGAATTTAAAAACAGTCTGCGCCAATTGTCACAGACTACTATATGCTACTGGAAAAGGATGGAAACAGGGCGACTTAATTCCCGATTTTTAACAGCAATGATATAACTGATTTTTCCAGCGTACTGATATCACTATAGTTTTCAATAGTATAGTCTATGTCACAACCTACCCATGAATATTCTGAAGCATGAACATTTGGATAAACCGTTGGCATCATTAGTTCGTGCATCGGATCTTCGCGTTCCGCATTGTCCGCAACTGCTGTATTCCACCATTCTGGTTGTTGTCCGCGTTTTACACGCACTATTTTGCCGTTTAACTCTCTAATTAATTTAATCTCGTTAGGAAAGCGTGTATCTGTAATAATAACGTTGTGTTTAGCAGTGGTTAGTTTCTTTTCTAAACTTAACAGCCATATATCGTCATGAAACTGCCTTCGCCATAAATCTGTGCCACATCTTTGCAAAGCAATGCGTGGAGTAAAGTCGGGCATGTCTAGTTTATTTGCCCACCATTCATCTACTGTTTCACGCCATTCTCTGCTTTCGTCGGTATCGCCTTCTAGCAGTGCGCGATTCCATTGAAATACAGATGCAAGTGAGTCTTTTAGTGAACTAGCAAAACTTTCCCTAGTCCAATTTTGACTACTATTTTGAATAAGATAATTTGCTACTGTGTCCTTGCCACAGCCTTTGAACCCAACTAAACCAATGATCATATTTTTAACTTTTAGTTATGAAAATGTATGTAAACTATAGCCGCATAAATAACGGCCAATACCGTGACAAATATCACAGTGTCCATCTGTGTCTCTCCTGTGTAATATTAACCAATGACAAATGATAGCGGTGTGCCACCATCTTCAAAGTTTTGTAACTGTGTTGCTAGGTCAGCCATTTCTTGCTGTCCTTCTGCTTTTAACTCACTGCCGTTCATTGTTGTGCCGCCTTGTGGGCCAGCAAGTGTAGCAAACTTGGAACGTGCTTCACCAAGTATTTGTTTGCACATAGCAAGTGTATAATCTTCTACCCATTTTTTTGTCATATGGTGTTGAATTAAATTCTCAACTGGTTTTTGGTTGTATAACCATAGTAATACACTTTCGCTTTCACCATCAATCTTACGAATAATTGTAAGTTTTTTAGTAACTGAATCCCAAGTATAATTTATAAAACCACCAAACATTCTTGCCGCCATTTCTTGATAGCCAGAAAATAACTCATACGTTGCTAGTCCGCCCACTCTACCTGCTTGTAGCATATACATATTCATATACCCTGCTTCAAACGGTTCAAAGTTTGACGCTCCTTCGCCACTCGTGCTACCAATTGTTCTTCTGAATATTTGTCTAACTTCTAAAATATTAGCGTCTAAATAATAATCTTGCTTATTTTTTTCTAACGTTAAAAAGCCATATGACTCTTCAACACTGTTAGCACTCATTTGTCTATATCTATTCACAGCATTATCTAATGCTACTTCTAAATGCTCGTTATCTAATTCAACATCGACGATTCTTTCACCTAAACGTAATTTAACATTTGTGAATAACGCATTTTTTAACTTGGTTAATTCTTTTGTTGCCATACATGTATTTATTAGATCGCTTTAAGTAATATAGTATCAGAGTTTAGCCTCCCAGTAAGTTTAGTGTCAGTAGTGGTTAATTCATCTAAAAATTTGCGTAAAGCAACCTTGCCAGCACTCTTAAACGCTTTGAGTGAGTCCTCTGGCTTACGCAATGTCTTTTGTATGCTCAACTTCTCATCAAAGCCTGTAATGGTAGTGCCTTTGATGCTTAGTCCTGTGCCGTCTCTACTCATTCCCTTAGGATCAATGTTAGAGGCGACATACTTGCCAATTTTGCGATTCTTTGTATTGTAAATCCATAGTTCATTAGCACCAAGTATGTCTTTTGGATCTATGGAAACTAGTTTTAGTTTATCGTCTTGCACTTTATACTTGATCTTGCCAATCAACTTCTCTTTGCTTGGTGCTTTCTTCTTACGCACCTTACGAGTTGCTTTTTGTATATTAGCATGATGCTCGGCGTCTGCAACAACAGCAGAGTAAAAAGCAAGTAACTTCTTTAACTCTGATTTTTTATAAGGATAGCCTTCCAGTAATTGTGCTTCGTCCTCATCGTCTTTATCAACACCGTTAATAACTTTTGTTAAGTCCTCCACATCGCTGTCATACATTCTCGAAATAAGGCCAGCCGCTTTTCCGGATATGCTATGTGCGTTTAGCAATTTAGCAAGACTAAAATCAGTCTTAAAGCCGTTAGCAATCATATCGTCAATCGCACCCTCAATATATTCTCCAGCAAAGTTATTTGCTTTCTCTACCATGCGATCTTGAATAGAGATAATTTGGGCCGCCTTTGGTTTTTCCTTTGGTTTTTCCTCTTTACCCCACTCTGTAGGCACCGATTCTACAATATCTTTAATTCGCTTTTTAAGACTGTGAACCAAATTATCCATTGGAGGTGCGCCTTTAAGTAGCATACGCGAAACTGAGCCTGCCGTAATACCAATTTGCCAATCACTGGCATTCTTAATAGCACTAATCGCATCTGTGTCTACAATCTTTTGCTTCTTCATCCACTCAATAAGGGGTTGCTTACTGTCCTTAGAGGTGTAATGGTAATTGTAGAAGTTTAATGCTTGTGTGATTTTAAGGTTTATTTGTGTTTTTTCATCACCATCCAAGTCCATTAACTCTTCGTCAGTATAGCGATCAATATACTCTTCCCATGATGGTTCGCCAAATGCGCCATCATTCTTTTTCGATACTCGTTTAGCTTTCTTTTTGGCAGCCAATGTATTACTCCATATTATGAATTTATACCACTAAATAGTATTATATAGACAAATCCGAAAAAAGTCAATAAAATACACTACATAAGTGTTTGATTAATAAGAGTTTTTAAAGAATGCCAAGATTATCACTGTGGAAGCCAACTAAAGGTAACGATTTTAAGTTCATGGACAACAGAGTTCGTGAAATGTTTGTTATAGGTGGAACTGGAATTAATATTCACAAGTATTTAGGTCCTATAAATCAAGGCGACACAAAAAAGGCTGATCAGCCATTATATGAAAACCAATCCGTATCTAACATACAAGATCTGTTATTCATGGAAAACAGAGATCGCAAGTACGAAAAAGATGTTAGTTTTATGAAGGGTATTTACAACGTACAAGATATTGATTTTGATTTGTCTCAGTTTGGTTTGTTCCTACAAAACGATACTATATTCATTACTTTCCATTTAAATGATATGGTTGATATTTTGGGCAGAAAGTTAATTAGTGGTGATGTTATTGAGTTGCCACACTTAAAGGATGACTATGCTTTAGAGGACGGCGAAACAGATAAAGTTTATGAAAGTTTAAAAAGATATTACGTAATCCAAGACGGCAGTAGAGCGTCTGAAGGCTTCAGTCAAACATGGTATCCACACTTATGGCGTGTAAAATGTACGCCACTTGTTGATGCACAAGAATATAGAGATATTATTGGTGACATTACAGCAGGGGTAGACGGAACAGATGATACATTAAAAAGTTTGCTTAGTGATTACAGTAAGAATTTAGAAATTAACGATGCTATTGTTCAACAAGCAGAAGCAATGGCACCTTACGTACAAGATGTAGTTGACGGAAGAAGTGGTTATGATACCACACGCTTTTGGATTGCTCCTTCAGAAGAAGACGGATCCATTTTACTAGTAACTGCAGACGAGGGTGAAGTAACAACTGACGCTGAGAAAGAAAGTGCTGATGTATTTTATGGAATGCCTGTTGAAAAAATTGACCACTACTTGTCTGGCGATGGCATACCTCCAAACGGTGCGCCGGTATTAACACTAACAAGTTTCCCTGCTACTCCTGTAAAGGGAGAATACGTATTGCGTGTGGATTACATGCCTAATAGACTGTATATTTTTAACGGCAAGAAATGGGTTTATGTTGAAGATAATGTGCGTATGCAGATTACTAACTATACAGACCGCTACACTTATAAAACTAAAAACTTCAATGACAAAACTTCTATTACATTGGCTGATGGAACAAAACTTGATTCAAGACAAAGTTTATCTAATGTATTACGTGCAAGAGAGGATGAAGAATAATGGATTTCTATTACGACGGCCAGATAAGACGATATATGGCTCAATTTATTCGTCTCTTATCTCACTTTTATGTTGAAACTGGAAAAGATTCAGATGGTAACTCTGCGTTAATAAGAGTTCCAGTAACTTACGGTGATATTTCCCGTCAGGTAGCAAGTATCGTTCGTAAAAACAGTGAGAACGCTCTTAATACAGTTCCACGAGTATCATGTTATATTACAGGCGTACAATACGATCGTGACCGAATTATGTCTCCATCTCATGTAGATAAAGTTCATATTAAAGAACGCTTTTACGATAAAGACACAGGAACGTATACAGCCGGTCCAGGAGATAGTTATACTATTGAGCGAAGTATGCCAAGTCCGTATAAACTAACAGTAAATGCCGATATATGGACCAGTAATATGGAACAAAAGTTACAACTTACTGAGCAATTATTTTACATGTTTAATCCAAGTTTAGAAATTCAAACAACAGACAACTATGTTGATTGGACTTCTATTTCATACGTAGAATTAACTGACATCTCATTTAGTAATAGAACAGTTCCAGTAGGAACTGAAGATCAAATTGATATTGCTACACTAACTTTTGAGATTCCTGTTTGGGTTAATCCACCTGCTATTATTAAACGACTTGGTGTTATTTCCAAAGTTGTTATGGGTATATTCGATGGCAGTGGTAACTTAGCAGATAGTGTCCTTGATGAAACAAAACTAATGGGTAGTAGACAATACTTTACGCCGCTAAATTATGGTGTATTGTTACTAAACGGCGAACTAAAAGCATTAAGTGTTGGTGAACCTATTAGTGGTGATACAAAAGAGGATGTTACGTTTGATCATGTTCCTGTAAAATATGGCGTGGATATTCCATGGAAAAAAGTTATTGCACAATTTGGCGATCTTAAAGAAGGCATTAGCCAAGTAAAACTATTAACTAACTTCCAAAACACAACAGGCGGTGTTGATGACTTCTCAGAGATTGTTGGTACAGTAGAATACGATCCGGATGATGATTATGTATTAAACTTTACTGTAGATGCGGATACTATACCAGCAAACACGCAAACGGCTATTAACGCAATTATTAACCCTCTTAAAAATGTACCAGGTGCTGGATTACCAGCTGCAACTACTGGCCAGCGTTATCTAATATTAGAAGATATCGGTGATGCGGATAACACAGACGGCGCTGATGGTTGGAAAGGACCTGCAGGTGTTGGTTTAGTAGCAAATAAGTTTGATATTATTCAATATGACGGAACTGATTGGTCAGTTGACTTTGATGCTAGTGCTAATAATGGAATTCATTATGTGTCTAATACAAAAACAGGAATTCAATACAAGTGGACTGGCGCTATAAACGAAGACATGCCAACGAATACTGGCGAGTGGATTAAATCCTACGAAGGAGAATACACTGCTGGGTTATGGTCCATTTTATTATTGCCATAACTTCTACCCAATAAGTATTAGTATGAAAAAAGTTATTGGTGCCGGCGGTATTTTTTATTGCCGTAGTACAAAGCGTTTCCTGTTCTTACTAAGAGATGATACCAAGTATAAAAACAAATGGGGATTTCCTGGCGGTAAAATAGAATCAAACGAAACTATTATTGGCGGTTTGGAAAGAGAAATAAACGAAGAATTAGGAATACAAATAGACATAGAAAAAACTATTCCTATAGAATTATTTACTTCTGACGACGGTAATTTTTGTTATCATACTTTTATATTGATTATCAAAAAAGAATTTATGCCAAATCTTAATAACGAACATTGTGGGTATGCTTGGGTATCAATGGAAGGATGGCCTGCTCCATTACATCCTGGTGTTTTTTCAACACTAAAATTGGATTCTATAAAAGATAAAATTAAAGTAATAGTAGATACAATTTAAATATCTGCTTCAATAAAAAACTTCTTTAAACTAATTTGTCTTAAATTTCTGTGCCATTTCCACTCGTCTGGCATTTCACCTTCCATACCTTCTGTAGTTACTCTAATAAATTCTACATCTTTATATGTATTAAACACTTTTGTCATGTTACTACGCCAAACTTCATCTCCGGAATTTTCAGTAACCGGAGCGTAATGTTTTGATCCGGCGTATACGTTATTATTTCTAGATTTTGAGTTTGGTTGATTATCAAATCCTAATAGGTAAATTGTTTTATGCCCGTGAAAACAAGCGAGATATGTTGCTGTCGCACCACAGTTCATTCTTGGATCATGCGGAATAAGAGATACATATTCTGGATACTTTAATAAAGAGGTTGCTCTTCCAAAAACTACATTATTTTCTGCGTAACCTTCCTCAACAATATCGTCGATCATTTTATCATTCGTACATACTAAAAAATCAGGGTTCCAATCTCTGTATACAGCATTACATCCATAACATTGTGCTTTGTGTTTTCCTAAATGTCCGCCTCCGGAATTTGTAAGAAAAGTTAATTTAAACGTACTCATTGACTTGCGGGAAACACCATTGCCGACAACAAACGCATGTTTTTTATGATCACTGTTCGATATCATATTTGGAATCCAATATCTATCTTGGTGTCGTCTACCATTTTTTACAACAATACCAGACACAACATATTCACCATCATAATCTTCTAAATAACGTGCGATTTCTATCTTTGCCAAAGCATAAGCCTCCTGTGTATACTGTATTTATTTTAATAAGAAAAGTAAGGGGGACTTTCGTCCCCCTCACTGTACAACTTAATAATGTAAGTTAAACTTATTAATATAACAACTTATAGTCTACCTACAACTACCTCGATAATACCTGAAACACCGTTAAAGTCTTCAAGTGCTTTACCAATTACTGATCCTAAACGTGGATTTGCTTCTGCTTTTGCGTAACCTTCGCCTGCGGAAACTAGCATGTCACCTTTACGGATTGTGCCTGTTACCTTAACAGGTACACGACCTGTTAGTGCTACTGCTACGTTTGTACCCTCTAGACCGTCGTTCATTAAGAAACCTGGGTTTGTGGATACTACACCTGCAATACGTGAATCCATGGACTCAGTAGACATTGTTACTTCTGCGTCACCGCCGAAGGAAACAACAGTACCTGGCTCATAGATTGTGTCACTTGTGTAACGTTCTGCCAAGTCAGCATATTGTGCTGATGTTGCTGTACCTTGGAAAGTGCCTGATGAAAGAACCAAACCAGTTCCATCCATATAAGCAATTTGGCTTCCTGCTACGTCAAAGCGGATTACGTCCTCGTCTGTGGACTCTTCTACTTGGATCTTAGTGTCACCGTCAGCATCTTCTAAACGTGTAATAGTTTCTGTTGTAGTAAATTCACGAATTTCAATTGCATCGCCACTGGCTGGTGCCTCTGTAAATGTAATTGTTGTTCCTGAAATAGCGTAAGCGGATGTTGGTAATTGTACAACACCGTTTACAGTTACTAAACAACTATTAGTTGTTAGATCAGCGTTTAAGCCTGTGAATGCAGTTGTGCTACCATCACCTGTGTATGTTTCACTTTGTACAATTGTGAACTCTGTTGTTGTTTGTTTCCACTCTGTACCATTGTAGAATTCAAATACGTTGTCATCTGAGTGATAACGCATCATACCTGCTACTGGTGAACCTGGACGCTGTACTGTTGTACCTTTTGGTAACAAGAATGATTCTGTTGAGCCACTCATGTCAAGTACTGTACCTGCGTTAGGTGTTGCGGTTAATAAACCAATGGAGTCTACGCTTGCATCAACATAAAACATATTAGCATTGTTAACAGACTCAATACGGAAGTCGTTGTCACCTGCACTCTCGTTAAAGACTGCGGCGTCATCAACACCGAATGTTGTGCCATCATATGTGATGTTTGCTTCTGCTTGTACTGCTGATGTACCATTACCTGTTAGTAGGCTGTTGGATGTTAGAGATGAAGCACCTGTACCACCGTACTGTACGCCAATAACGTCAGCATTCCATGTACCTGCTGTAATTGTACCTACAGTTGCTAGTGAACTTGCTGATGTAACGTTGTTTAATGTATCAAGTGCTGTTTCGAAGTATGTCTCGAAATCTGTTAATGCTACTTGAACCATTGTACCATTGTCGTTAACAACTACACGATCTGCGTCTGCTAATGTTGTAGCAGTTGCAGCTGTATCACCGTCAACAATGTTTAGTTCTGCTGTTGTTGATGCAATATCATCTAGTACGTTAATTTCGGCGGCAGTTGCTGTCAAACCTAATGTTACCAACTGAGCGGCGGCATTAGCGTCATCTAGAAGTGCTTTACCGGCTGCTGTTAGGTCGTATGTTGCGGCTGTTCCGGAACCAGTAAACTGGATACCTTTATCGGCTGCTGAAGTTAGACCTGCGATAGCGGCTAGTTCTGCGTCATATGCTTGTACATCTGTACCAATGGCTAAGCCTAGTGATGTTCGTGCTGTTGCTCCTGTTTCTGCTACCCAGTTAGAACCATCACCTACGATGATGTTGCTATCTGTTGGAGTTAAAGCTGCGATATCGTCTAGTTGAGCATCCCATGCTTGTACATCTGAACCAATTGCTACACCCATTGTTGTACGTTGGGCGGCGGCGTTTGCATCGTCTAACAATGCTTTACCTGCGGCTGTTAAGTCATATGTTGCGGCTGTGCCGGAACCAGTAAACTGGATACCTTTATCAGCAGCTGATGATAGGCCTGCGATTGCGGCTAACTCTGCATCATATGCTTGTACATGTGTACCAATTGTTAAGCCCAATGATGCTCTTGCTGTTGCACCTGACTCTGCTACCCAGTTAGTGCCATCACCAACGATGACGTTGCTATCTGTTGGGGTTAGAGCTGCGATATCATCCAACTGTGCATCATATGCTTGTACATGTGTACCAATTGTTAAGCCCAATGATGCTCTTGCTGTTGCACCTGACTCTGCTACCCAGTTAGAACCATCACCAACGATGATGTTACCATCTGTTACTGCTAGGCCTGAGATATCTGCTAGACCTGCGTCATATGCTTGTACATCTGTACCAATTGTTAGGCCTAAGTTATCACGGGCGTCAGATGCATTTGATGCGCCTGTACCACCATGTGCTACGCCAACGTCTGTTGCTTCCCAAACACCTGTACCAATTGTACCAGTTGTTGTTAAGCCAGTCATTGTTGTGATGCTGTTTTGTGTTGCAGTTGCAATAGTACCTTCGATGCTACCAAAGATTACGTCACCTGCTGTACCAGCTGCTACTTCACTAGTGATTGTTGCATCTGGAATAAATGTAAACTTGCTTGCGGAATCATCGTAACCGAAGAAACCAACTTTTGCGTCTGTACCGTTGTGCCATTTAAATTCAACACCGCGGTCTTTGTCATCATCTAAACCAGCTGTATCACCACCCAATGTCATAATTGGATCGTCGAGTGTTGTAACTGTAGAGTTAACTGTTGTTGTTGTACCGTTAACTGTTAAGTCACCAGTAATAATAACGTCACCTGCGCCACCGTTGGCACTAAGTGTAATGTTACCACTACCGTTTGTAATGCTTGAACCATTTAATGTTAAATCATCAACTACTAATGATGTCAAGCCAGTAACGTCTGCATCAAGTGCATAAGATATTTGATTATCTGTAGCCACTGATGTAATGTTTGCACCACCATCAAATGTTAGTGTATCTGTGCCAACTGTTACTGTGTCTGTACCAGTATCACCAGCAATGTCCAGTGCGGCTGCACCGACTTCTGCGTCAACGTATGCTTTGATAGATTGTTGTGTTGCTAATGATGTTGCACTATCGCTTGCCATATTGTCTTCGTCTAGGATTGCTGTGACTGTAGCACCTGAAGAAAGTGTTAAGTCTTGTGCAATTACGACTGAACCGTCGGCTGCGATTGTAAACTTATCAGTACCATCGTTAATTTCGACAGTCATTAAGTTTGCTGTTTGTGAGCCTACACCTTTAACTGCTAGTGTAATCTCGTCTGTTGTATCACCGGTAATTGTTGCGCCGGCGGCTACTACCAACTGATCGTTGGCTGTTAATGTTGTAAATGTACCAGCAGCTGGTGTTACGCCACCAATTACTGAACTGTTTACTGTACCACCACTAATTGTTAGGTCATTAGCAACGTATGTGTCAGCGACTGCTGTACCTTGCCATGTACCTGATGTAATTGTACCAACTGTTGCTAGTGAACTTGCAGATGTTACATTGTTTAGTGTGTCTAGTGCAGATTCAAAGTAAACTTCGAAGTCTGTTAGAGCCACTTGAACCATAGTACCATTATCGTTAACAACTACGCGATCTGCATCAGCAAGTGTTGTTGATGTTGCGGCTGTGTCGCCATCTACGATGTTTAGTTCTGCGGTTGTTGATGCGATATCATCTAGCACATTAAGTTCAGCGGCTGTTGCTGTTAAGCCTAGTGTTACTAATTGAGCGGCTGCGTTTGCATCATCAAGTAGTGCTTTACCTGCGGCTGTTAAGTCGTAAGTTGCGGCTGTACCTGAGCCTGTAAATTGGATGCCTTTGTCGGCAGCTGATGTTAAACCAGCAATAGCTGCTAGTTCTGCATCATATGCTTGTACGTCTGAACCAATTGCTACACCAAGTGATGTTCTTGCTGTTGCACCTGACTCTGCTACCCAGTTAGTGCCATCACCAACGATGATGTTGCTATCTGTTGGGGTTAGAGCTGCAATGTCGTCTAATTGAGCATCCCATGCTTGTACGTCTGAGCCAATTGCTACACCAAGTGATGTTCTTGCTGTTGCACCTGATTCAGCAACCCAGTTTGTACCGTCACCTACGATAATGTTACCGTCTGTTACGGCTAGAGCTGCGATATCATCTAATTGAGCGTCCCATGCTTGTACATCTGAGCCAATAGCAACGCCTAGGTTTGTTCGTGCGCCTGAAGCGGTTGAACTACCTGTACCACCGTGTGATACGCCAACGTCTGTTGCTTCCCAAGTACCTGTACCAATGGTGCCAGTTGTTGTTAAACCAGTCATTGTTGTAACGCTGTTTTGCGTTGCAGTTGACAATGTACCTGCGATATTTACTGCTGTAATATCAGCAACTTGAATGTCAGCATATGCTGATACTGTGACGTTACCTGCTGTGCCACCAGTTTCTGTTGTTGTAATAGCGACAAACTCATCTGCAGATTCATCCCAGATGAAACCTACGTTTGCGTCGTCACCACGCTCTACAACGAAACCAGCGTCTGCAGTAGCGGACCCAGTTGCGTTTGCACTGAATACTAACAGAGGATCTTCAATAGACATGTTTGTGGTATCAACTGTTGTAGTTGTACCGTTAACAGTTAGGTTACCTGATACAGTTAAGTTGGATCCGTATGTTAAGTCATCTGCCAATTTACTACCAGTAATTGCGGCAGAAGCAGAGATCTTAGCATTGGTTACGGCACCGTCTGATAACTGATCGGTATCTATTCTAGTTAAAGCCATTTATTATTTCTCCATTCCTGTTTAAAGTCTTCCTTCAGAAGACTATCATATACCATATATACATATTGTGGAATGATCTTGTCTGCCGATGACAGACAATTCCCTTATATTCCATCTCGATAAAAATATAAAGGTCATCTATATGCTCGAGCATATATAGTATGCTGATATTTAAAAGTATTTTTGATGAATTAGTGTTAGCACATAATCACTACTTAAAGTGTTTAGAATAACGGTTTTGCCCAATAAAAATAATTATAGTAGTATATTATTTTGGTTATAAACCAGTGGATTTACCCAACATTAACGCTAATATCGTATGTGCAAGGAGAGTTGGACAGTTGCCTGAATGTATCTTTAAACTCTTTTTCTAACGTGTGGCTAGAGCCATATTGGAATACTAATCGTTCCATAACGAAACAATTACTAAGCCAAAAATAAGTATTATTTTTGTTTTCAGTGTACTTTGCTAATTCCAAAACATCTGAACTACTAAAAAGATCTATTTGTTTATATTCAACATTTAACTTTTGAAATTTATTCCACCAGGTTTGTAGATCATGCTTAGATATATTATTCTCATTTAAATATCTTTCTAATGTTCTATAACTGTCTTGTATTGCGATATATCCAGGACGTAACTCTTTAAAATCTTGTGATATTTGTATAAAGGAATCGGCATTTCCGTCCCAATGTTCTCTAAGGTATTTTTGCCATTCGATTGCGGCAGGACTAATGTCAAACATTAGTACACTAGTGTCATTAGTAAAATAATCCTGCCCTAGCAGAATATAAGTTTTTAATCCACCACATACACCTATGTAATTGTCAAACTTTTTATCAAACTTATTCTCAATACTAACATCTTCAGTATTAACTACATAGTAACCCACATCTAAATTCCTGGCCGCCTCTCTAATCTCCCACGCAAATGGTTCTATCTTTTTAGGAACAGAATAATCCAAATTTTCCATTAACTGTTCTATTTCGCTATAATAAGTTTCTGGATAGCAAAATGCTTTTAGTGTTTCTATCTCATTAGAAAATGTTTTTGTTGGCCTATTGCTTACATAGGAATCTAATATTGATTCACTATACCAATCACCATAGAAATTTGCTTCAAAACGTAACTGTGCTTCTACTGGATCTACTTTAAGTAATTTACAATTAATTAGAAACCAGTTTTCGTTACCCATTACTGCTTCATTAGATTCTTCAATACACTGATCAAAAATCGATGCATCCCAAAATACGTGACCTGCTTTTATAACAAAAATATAATCTTCGTCTGCAATAGTAATAGGGTCTATGTCGTCTTGTGAGTGTATAGGATATCTTTTCTGAACACAAAACTCTGTAAAATCGTATAACCTACTTGCTATGTTTTTACAATTGCTATTTGTGTTCCTAAGTAGTATTAACTTGACTTTCATGGAGCACTTGATTTATAAGGATGGCTTACAGGTAGATTACCTTCTAATCCCCACTTATGGGCAAGGTAGCCTTCTGCTTTTTGAACATCTGAAATGTCTGTGCTACCTGTTCCAGGAGCGCCAGCAACATGGAAGTATTCTGCCATTCTGCCATCTAAATGCACACCTCCTCTGTTTCGCATCATACGAACATCTGTAGCAGTTGTGTCCATGGATAAATTATATGCGTCCACGGTAGTACTTGTTGTGCCGTCTAATCTACCAAATATTTGGTTGCCTGTTTTGTTAAACACAATACTAACAATAACCCAAGTATTCTGTGCTATACTTGCTGTAAAGTCGTTTTTAGCAACACCAGTTACAATACTGTTAGAGCCGTCATAATCGATCTCACCAGTCCAAGTATTGTTACTTTGACTACTACTTACAGCATAAGTTCTTGTACCGCTTGCACTCCAAAAACTGTCCTTAGTTTGGTCCGTAGTATGCCATTGGAATACTCCTACTGCCCAGTGATTACCACTACTTGCATATGGACCTGATCCAGTTGTAATATTTTCGCCACTACCATCAAAGTCCCAAACATCTAAACTATTTAATCCGCCAGTAACTCTAGTAGGTGTATTGTTTACGGTAGGAGTAAAGTTACCTGCTTTATCTGTTACAGTACTAAGTGTTGATCCACTTAATGTATAACTGCTAGTGTCACTAGCGTCATACCAAAGTGCCGGAGTAATGTCTGTGCTTGGATCCCATGCTGAACTTGGTTCGCTATGTGTGTTTTTATCTGTATTATAATTACGTTGAACAGCACTACGATTTAATTTAGCCTTATATACACGAAATATACCCACGCGCCCTTCAAAATCTGATCCATCGCCTTGGTTGATTACGGTATCTGGGCCAACAGCTAAATGGAATGCTCCTGTTTCACTGCCTGATCCATCACTTGGACTATCAAATGTAACTGCTGTTTTACACACTCTTACACCGTCTAAAAATCCTCTGAGGTATGAACCGTCATAACTCATTACTACTTGGTGCCAAGTGTTTAGACTTACTGCTCCTGTTGGTCCTGATGATGATAGACCAGAGCCGTTCCATAAACCAAACTCCAGTTGCCCGCTAACCATTTCTATACCAGAGAAATGATAAGAACTATTAGGTGCCGATTGTCCTTGGTATTGAACTAACACGCCATTGTCGCCTGTTGGATAAAACCAAAGTTCCACAGTATGTGTTTTATCTGCTACTGATGCATCAACTACATATCCCGGCGCACCTGCTAGTTCTGGATTGTCTTGATCTGGTGTATTACCATCTTGGAATATACTTCTAATAGTAGCAAGTGATGGTTTACTAATAACTGGAGCAATATATGTGTTATGGAATGCATAACCTAGAGGATTGTTTGTTTGGATACCTGCTTGAGTACGCATATCGTCTGTCCATTCAGGACTAAGACTTCCATTTTCCCATAATTCTGTATACTCAAACATAGCAAAGTTTAGTAGAAACAAATATTCTTTTGCCGCTACTTCAAATGCATCTCCATTAGTCTTCCAATCATTTGATGGATTGTTATATCCTGACGGATCCCACTTGCCGTCATCGTATGCTTCTTCCATTGCCGCATACAAATCACCGGACGCCCAATCGGAACTTATATATGGATATAATTTTATATCCTCTGCAGGTAAACCATGCATATGAAGTGTATGGAATATGTGTTCAATAACTTCTTGTGCGTCAATATCGCCATCACCGTATCCATCACCTGTCGAATTCAAATACCATACCATGTCATTTTGTACATGATTATCATACAAGTCTGTTAGATTCCAATATTCAGCGCCTGAATCAGTTAAGAAGTTTGTGGAGTAATCTGCTCCTGCACCTCTTGCTACTCTTTGTATAGTTGGAAATCCAGCGTGATATGTTCCTGTGTCACCACTTAGTGTTTTAATTAACTCTCTTTGATATGTTTTGTTGATGCCGGCGCCATTTGGATCTGTAAATAATTCAACCATACGTGCTACTTTTTCTAACCACGCATCTGGCACTGCTGTTTGTCCGCCTACGGTTCCAGCACCCATAATCCTTACACCGTTGGTTGTAACTTCACGTTTGAAAAAATCACTACCATCGCCTGTAACATTAATAATTGCACCGTTGCTGTATTCTAGATCTCCTGGAATATCGCTTGATATGTCTGGAGTTACAAAATAATCATTAGCACTTAAACTAAAATGATTTGTATCAAAAGTAGGCTCTCCAACTATTGTTCCATCATAGTTGTTACTAGTTAAGTCTGATAGAGTAGTTCCACTACCACTATAACTACTAGCATCACTTGGATCGTAATGAACAATTATTCTATGGGCTTTAGCAAGGCCTGCGAAAGTTGTTGTGCTTGCTCTGCGGCCTCCTGCAAATGATCCATTGTAAGAACTTGTAAATGGCATCACTTAATCCTATGTAAAGTCTACAAGTTGTCCTAATACCACATACGTTCCGCCGTCGTTTAAAATACTGAAACTTACGACGTCAATACCATTATCAGTACCAGTTGGTTGTATACCACCTTGCCAATTAAGTGTTTGTGCTACTCCGCCTATTTGTACAGCAGTAGGAATATAAGCAGTAGCACCTTGGTTAATAACTACTGTCAGTGTAGTTGCGTATTCTGCCGTTAAACCTAGATTAGTAAAGTTTGCTGTCCAGTTAGCACTTGGTGTTGTGTGATAAAATATGTGTCCGTTGTCACAGTCGTGTGTTACTGTTCCTGTTGAACCCGTTAGTGTATCAAATGCTTCTTCAACACCTGTGTTAAATATTGCGTTTCCATTAAATGTTGCCGCACTACTAAATGTTGGTGAACTTGCACTTGCCTTGCTATCTAACTGTGTTTGTACATTGCTTGTAACACCGTCCATATAGTTTAGTTCTGCAGGTGTTGCTGTAATGGTTGCTGTTGGAGCAACATCAAACAATGCTACATAACCACTTAGGTCTGCTAGTGTTACTGTTCTATCAGCGGCAGGATCGTCACTTGTTAGTGTAATTTCATTTGCGTCAGCAGTTGATCCTTCAAATGCAATGCTTTGAATACTGTTAATATTTGGATCTAAACTTAAACTTACGTAGTTAGCGGCAATGCTTGAATTAATTTGTCCTGTTGTTCCTAATACTACTAGGGAATCCCCACCGCCTACATCAACTGAGCCCGTTCCTGTATTACCTGCTAAGTTAAAAGTTGTAATTCCGGTATCTGCTACCCACGCATAATCACTACCAGTCCAACTCAACAAATACCCTGCTGTTGGATTGCTTTGGTTAAGGTGTGCGTCAACATCGCTATTTGTATAACCTGCGTTATCTACCCAAGCATAGTCTGCACCATTCCAACTTAACACATACCCTGCTGTTGGATTGGATTGGTTTAGATGTGAATCTACGTCACTATCAGCGTAACTTGTGTAGCCTGCTACTGAATGATCACCCCAGCCATATGCTGTATTCCAGTTTGCACTATTATCAGTTACGATACTGTAAGTACCAGCACCGTCTGTTGCCATAATACCGGCACTACCGAAGTCACCGTCTACCAATACATCTGCGTGTGATGTTTCAGCAGTTAAGTATCCCTCTACTGAATGATCACCCCATCCATATGCTGTGTCCCATTGCCCAACTTTTGCATCAGTAATAACATTTGTACCCATGTCAATTGTGTTGCCGTTCGCGTCCAGTGTTCCGCCAAGTTGTGGTGTTGCGTCATTAACTATATCTGTAATACCACCGGTACCGTTCGCCACCCAAGAATAGTCTGAGCCATTCCAACTTAGTACATAACCTGCTGTTGGATTGCTTTGATTTAGGTGTGTATCTACATCACTATCAGCGTAACTTGTATAGCCCGCTACTGAATGGTCGCCCCATCCATACGCTGTATCCCAATTTGCATTGTTATAGCCTGCAGGAGTATCAGTATCTGTTCTCCACTTAAAGGAAGTAGTTCCGTGATCGTAATATAATACTTTACCATCATCACTAGCACCAACAGCATCTACATCAGATAAAGTTGTGAATCCAGTACCTGTTAAATCTGTTAAAAAGCCTGATAAGTCAGGCGGGGTATAATCAAACTGTCCTGTACCATTGTTATAAGTTAGTGTACCAGCGCCGCTTGCACCGTTTTGGTTTACGCTAAAGTCTGTATAAGCAAGACCGCCAGAATCTACTTTCCATTTAAAACTTGTTGTGCCATGGTCATAGTATAAAATATAACCATCCTCACCTGCTCCTGCGGCATCCACATCAGATAAGGTTGTAAATCCTGTTCCTGTTAAATCTGTTAATGCACCAATGCCTGCGGCAGTTGGAGGAGTGTATGTGAATACACCTGTGGTATTATCATACGCAATACTGCCGTCGCCAGAAGCGGCCGGCTCTACGCCCACACTTAAACTGGTTAGCGAAATGCCACCTGTGTCTACTTTCCATTTAAAGGAAGTAGTTCCGTGATCGTAGTATAAAATTTTTCCGTTGTCTACCGCTGTTACTGTATCTACATCGGATAAAGTAGTAAACCCCGTTCCTGTTAAATCAGTTAATGCACCAATGCCTGCGGCAGTTGGTGGTGTATATGTAAATGCACCCGTAGTATTATCATAGGCTAACCCACCGTCGCCGCTAGCGGCTCCTTCGGCACCTACAGAAAATGCGGTTAATGCAACACTTAATCCATATAGTTCTGTAAAGTTTTCATTAACTTTATTAAAGGCAACACGAAGCGTATCGCCGCGTCTATCATTTTCTATAATACCTATGTTAACTGTTTGTTGTGCCATTTATATTAACCTATATCAAGTTTGCCCAAGATCCGTTCTCGTACCCTTGAAATTTATTATCTGTAGTATTGTAAATAATCATTCCATTGGCGGCAGTTAATGCGTTTCGTTCTGTTGTTGTCATACTTGCTACTTGTAATGCATTAGCAAAAACTGTGGCACTAGAAGTCATTGTAGCAACTTCTGTACCGGCTGTTGCAAATCGAATAGTATCTTCGTCAGTAGTTGCTTCAACTCTTACTTGAGTATCATTGTCTGCATCTCTAATTAATGTTTGTACACTTGCAAGTGCTGTGCTAAAAATTCTTGCCTCAACAACATCATTTAAATGAATTTCTTCAACCATAGTAAGTGTTGTGCCACTTACACTGTATGCTGTTGTTGGCTGTTGTAACGCACCGTTAATGCTAACAATAGTATTATTGGTTGTTGCTGAAGTACTTAAAGTAAACGTAGTAGTTGATCCATCACCTGTAAATGTATCACTTGTTACTAACGCATAGTTAGAACTTTCTAAAAATACCCAATCACTACCGTTATAGTATTCTAGTTTATTTTCTGTGCTGTTATAGCGGAAGTCACCTGCTGATGGTGAACCAGGACGTTCTAATGTAGTACCACTAGGGGGTAGCATTGAGTTAGTTCCTACTACTACTAACTGCCCTGTGCCATCCGGATCAATTTGTATGTCACCATTTGTAGTACCTGTTGACATTACATTTGTTGAGAATGTAAAGTCTCCTGTATCACCACCTACACCAAAGTCGCCTGTATATCTTGCGCCGCTAATATAAACACTCTTACCTGTAAAACTTACGCCGTTAGGTAAGTTAGATCCTACAAAGTGTAATACACCACTTTGGTAATCAAAGAACCATTCGTCGTCGTTACCAGAACCTGTAGCAAATACTTGGGTGCCACTAGCGGCGGCGTTCCCTGCATCTGATGCAGTATGTATATAAACCTTTACTTGATATGTTGAACCAATCTCAGGTGATATCCAATCTGTTAATGTTGTTTTCCAAGTTCTATTCGCTGTTGATGTAATATCTTGCGTACACTCCTGCGGTGCGGCTGTTGTATAAACAGTAACAACACCAGCACTTGAGCCTGGTATTGATGCAGGAATGCTTGATGCGTTCTTCCAAACTTTGTCACCACGTAGTAACAGCGGACTTGCTATGGCTTCGTTAGGAGCCTTTTTAAGTGCGTTTGTATCTGTTTTGGTGGCGCCATAACCTAGTTTTTTCCAAAGGTAGTCAACTTTCTGGGTATCTGAAACTGCCATTATGCTGCCTCCCCTATGCTAAGTGCGGTTACCGATTCGCCACTTGCTAACGCTATTCTTACCAACACTACATTACCTGTAGCGTTTGACATGTTCTCTGCACCAAGTGTCATTGTATAACCACCACTTAGTGAAACACCTGTTGCAATTCTATCACCTGATGTAAACGCGCAACCGTCACTACCGTTACCGCCGTTGCCTACATCACTGCCTGGAACACCACTACCACCATATGTTGTGCTTGAATCTATCCATCCATTTAGTCCACTGGCACTGTCAATAGCAGTGCCTGGTGAGGCAATCCATAATCCACTAATTCCTGAAGTTGATGTAATGTTAATATCAAAGTTAGCAACAACTTGTCTGCGGAAAGCAAATGTAAAGTATTGTGTTCCTGTGTCACCACTGCGATCAGGTCCTACTGGTAGGAAGCCTGTGCTGTAATCTGTTACGTCATATTTTAATACACCAAGTCTAATTGTTGCTTCTTTCGTTCCACTAACACCTGGGTCACTGGACTCAGTATAAAGGCTGCTAGTGTAAAAGTTTGTTGCGCCATTGAACGTTGGCGTGTCTGTGGTATCCGCTAAAAATGCTGTGCTTCGAATACCGTCGTCTGTATATGTTCCATTACCTAAACTGTCTGCTACAGCAATAACAAGTTCATTAATGCCTGATTGTGAGGCAGTATGAACATTAATGTCTGTTGCTGTAACTTCAGAGTAACTACTTGTTCCGTTACAGTTAGATGCTCTAACTTTTACTCTGTCTACAGTTCTTACACTACTTGATGTAATAGGTACGGATAATGTTCCTAGTGTGTAAGGTGAAGCAACACCTGTGTCGGTGTTTGGTATACCGAGTGTTAGCATTGAACTAGCACCATCAATCTGTGCGTATGTAAAGTCTGCATTGCTTGTGCCGGCACTCGATGTACCTTCTTGGTTTGTTCCGTTATCTACTTCAACAATAGAGCCTGTGTCTCTATAAGCCTGCCCCGTTAAGTTACTAATCTGTACACCAGTTAGGTTAAGTGTTGGACTTCCTGTGTTGTAGTATGGAACGCCTGAGATATATCGTTTTGTACCTGCTGTTCCTTCAGACAATGTACCTACGCTAGAAATAGTTGGTGTTGCTGTTACATCATCGTATACAACAGAAACATAGTTTGTATTACCTGTTGCGCTATGTTCTAATCTTTGGTCGTTTACACCAACAGAGTAACTACCAAGTGCTTGTGTAATCTTAGCATCAAACGTTTGGTAAAAGCCTGTTGGGTATGTTGCTGAACTAATTGTGTCATTCGCATCACGTTGGTCACTTACAACAAGTGATGTAAATGTACCGTTCTCGTTTAGTGCGGTTGTAAATGTTTTGTTACCACTATCAACACCGTTAATACTTGCTGTTAATGTTCCGCTTAATCCATTATACGCATTAGCAACTGTACTTGTATCAATTGTGCCACTTGTATAACGTCTTGCTGTCGTTGTTGTTAATGCCGCGCCGGCGCTCAAAGGACTTGTAGCACTATTGTCTGTAAACCCAGCGCAAAGTTTTGGACTTGTTCCTTGATATGAGTCGCTTAGTGTAATAGACTTCGTGCTTAAATCATCAGGAGCGGATGGTGTTGCATTCATTGTAAATGTAATGCCTGTGTCAACATCTGTTTGTGCTGTAATATCTGGAGTACCATTTGCAGTAAATGACAAGTTATAGCTGCCTGTTGATTCGCCTGTATAGTCGTGATCCAATGTTGCACCTATAGAACCAGCACTTACACCATCTTCAGTAGGAGTATCATTTGCGCTACCATCAGCCCAATTATATATGTAATCATCTGCGTTTTGTGATGTGTTTGTTGCTCTTACTAGTGCTCTGTTATTGCCACTATAGTCTGTGTAATCGTAAATGTCATATTGGTTATCACCGGATCTATCACTTGTTGTTACTGCTGTAGCCGCAATATTTGCTCTAACATCAGGCTCAACGTGAACTGTAAAGTCGGAACTAATAAATGGACTACTCGAGTGGTTACTAATAACTCTCAAGTTACCAGTATAATCCACTGGTGTACCAGATGCTTGATTTCCAGAACTTAGTGCAAATGTGTGAGCAATAGTGTTACCTGTGTCACCACTTCCGCCTGTGCCAACATTTACTGTTGTATTTGAAGTGCCGTCACCCCACTGATATTGGTATTGTATACCATATGTTGCATAACTGCCAATTGTACTTTCAGTAGTGTTAGTAAAAGTAATTGGCAATCCGCTTGTACCTTCTTCGTTAATACCGGTTGTTCCACTTAATGTAACAGTTGGAGTATGGTCATCGTAAATTTTATAAGCAGTGTCATCATCTGTTGGAATAACACTTGGGTCCGCTGTATTATGCGAGTCAAGTGTCAAACTAACTGTTCTTGTTTGTTCTTCTTCGGTGCTGGTAGTGAACGTGTGTGCTAGTCTTGCGCCGGCACTGCCTCCCGCATCACTGTCTGTATTAATAACATCATCACTACTTCCGTCACCCCAATCCCAAGTGTATTGTATTGTGGCACCACCGATGTTTGTTGTGTCGTTTTCAAAGTATACTGTATCGCCGTCGTCCCAATATGTAATTGGACTACCGCCACTAGAGGCAGTATATGCGGCAAATGATACTACTGGGTTAGCAGTGTAAATAATAATATAACCTGCTCTTACTTTACTTGCTGTACTTCCGGTACCACTACCACTGTTATTATAAGCAGTAACAGTAACATCAAATGGTGAGCCAACGTTAGAGTTATATGTATGTGTCGGTGTGCTATCACTTGTTCCAGTTGTTGTATTACCGTCGCCCCAGTTAATGTCATATCTGTTAGCATTGCCTGTGGCGGTAATAGTTAATGTTACAACAAGTCCAGCACCGCCTACTGTTTGGTTAGCAGTAAAGTCTACTTCTTTAACAAAAGTATTATTGCGAATGTTTTCAACAACTTCATTTAAATCATCAATAGCATCTGTTACTAAGGTGGATCCTGTCCAGCCCAAGTAAGCCGCATCCACTGTCAAGCTGCCATCTGAAGGAGTTCCTAATGTAATACTACTACCGCTAGATCCGCTAACTTGTGAATCAACATATGCTTTTGTTGCGGCGTCTTGTGCTAATACAGGATCAAGAACATTTTGAATGTTCTTATTTGATACTTGTATTTGGCCAGTGCCATTGGCATTTAATATTAAATTACCATCTGTATCTGTTGTAGTAATAGTATTAGTATCAAGTTCGATATTACCAACTTGCAGGTCGCCTGAAATGTCTAACGAATAGCCCGGCGTGTTTTGATTAATACCAATGCGTGAATTTGTTACATCAAGATATAATAAATCTGTTTCAAATGCTAAGTCAGTACCTTGCCTGACCAAATTTGGTTGTAACATTGGTCCCGATACGCGACCTATAGCCATACTATTCTCCGTTTAAAATTACTTTATACTAGTATTTATATAAGAGTTTAAAATATTAAACAGTGTCAAATCCGCTTAATGCTACAATAACGTGTGCGTTAGGTGGGGCAGATGTAAATGTAACCGTTGTTCCTGATACTGTATACGCGGTTGTTGCTTCTTGAAAAATGTTGTTAATAAAAATAAGAACATTTTCTTCTGAATCTGGAGTTGATGATAACATATTAAAAGCAGTTGTTGAGCCATCACCTGTGTCTGTATCTTTGGTGATAGTAGCAGTGCCTGGAATTCTAATAGGTTGCCATAAATTAATAACGTCATATGTTTCTAATGAATTAAGTAATGTATTAAATCTTATATCACCTGGATTTGGTGTGCCAGGACGGTCAAGGGTAGTACCTGCAGGAAGACCGACAGCGTCTTGTCTACCGAAGGTAACTTTATTATGAGTAAAGTATTGTGGTTGTGAAGCGTCAAAAGGCATTTTACAATCCTATGTAGTTAACAAATACGTTTACTGGAACTAATGTTGGTGTACCAGACCATGTTGGTGATGTATTACTTGCGTCAAACAATGCAACTTCAAATGAATCACCAGTTGATAGCAACCATTTATTACCAATAAATCCTGTTATTGTATTAACATGAATGTTTGATCCAGGATACAATGCATTTGCGTAACCTGTTGTCACTAAACTTGAAGAATATAATAAGTTATCAATGGAGTTTGAATCACCACTTGGAATTAAATTTATACTCCAATCAAAAAGTGATCCAGTATGTGAGTCTGTATTAAAAATAATAATATCAGTAACAGCGATGTCACTTGCCGCTGTAATAACTGCCGTTGCTGTTGTATTTGCTAAATTTGTGATTGCTATTGCCATAATTATATTTATCCGCCGAATACTAATGAGTAAGCAATTGATTTGCTTTTACTAATAAACTCACCAGTTGTTGTATTATTAACAAAATATAAACCTGTGCCGCCACCACTTGGTGTTTTAGAATAAACTTTATTCACTGTTGCTGTTGCACTTGGGTCACTGCCTTGATCTGTAAAATCTAACTGTACTGAAACTCCTGTTTCTTTTGCTAAAATAATATTACCAACACCATTTGGTGTTAATGTAATGTTGCCATCTACATTAGATGAAATAATATCATTACCGTTAATGTTAATATTATCAACATTAAGTTCACCTAAAATACTTATAACGTTTGTGCTATAGTTAAATGTAAAATTAGAGTTACCGCCTAAACCTGAACCTGTGTTGTATTGTAAATCGTACTGTGCGCCACCTGCTGATGCTGATGTCGCAATTGCGTCTGCGTAATCTTTTACTGCGGCTGTTGTTGGAATAGATGTGTCATTGTCGTTAGCACCAATTGTTTCTGCTTCTGTAATAATATCTGTAACAGTAACGCCGTCCAACTCTAACGCAGCCATAGAAACGTTTGCTTCTAAGTTTGCTGTACTTGCACCTACTAAGAACTTCCACTTATCTGTTGTTTCGTCCCAAGTAAGTATAGCATCATCTACACTACCACGGTCTACTGTAACACCCGCAGATCCTAGTGTAACACCTGCACCTGCTTCACCTTGGTTAAGTACGATTGTATTGTCTGTTATTGCTAAATCTGTTGTATCAACTGTTGTAGTTGTACCTGTTACAACAAAGTTACCTATAACGTTAACTTCTGATGCTGTAATGTTTACTTCGTTCGCGCCAACGTCAATATTATAATCGCTGTTGACAATTAGATTCTGTGCCATATTTTGTGTTTTCCATTGTTACTTCTAATGTTACTATTATTTATACATTTTTACAATAGAAAAAGGGTCAGACGTCTGACCCTTTTCCATAAAATATAAAATAACTATCTTAGTTATTATCTAATTGTACTGAATCATTTAATACTGCTGAATCAAATGACCACTTTTGTGATGTGCCGTCAGTAAATTCATGACCACCTGCACCATACTGTGTTAAAGTTGCTCTGCGAGCAGAAATCTTTGTTACATAGTATGTCTTACCAGATGAGTCCGTAGCACTGATCATCATTTCTCCAGCTGCGCTTGGTGTAGCTGCAACTAGTTTACATGTGCCTGTGCCGTCTGAGTTTGTAACTTTGAAGCGTCTTGCGGCTACTTGTTTAACAATATCGCCGTCTGTTTGATTACTACCGCCATCAACATATGATGAAAATGCGATTGCGTTAACACCAGATGTAGTTAATGTGGCTGTTGCTGTGGCGTCTCCGTTACCTTCTCCTGTTAAGTCAACAGTTGGTGCTGATGTATAGCCTGAACCTGGATTAGTAATTGATATTGAATTAACTGTGCCGTCGACTGGATCATCAACAACAACACCAGTTGCAGTAACACCGCCTGCAAGTTGAGGTGCGCTGAAAACTACTGCATCACCGTCTGTATAACCTGTACCAGCGCCTGTGACTGTTACTGAAGCAACGCCTTCGCCGCCTAGTCCTGAATCATTTGTATTACCAAAATATTTTTTGTTTAATGGTCTACCCATTTTATTTCTCCTTTTAGAAGTCCATTGCGGGTTCTATCCGCTACGAGGAGGGTTAGTCCCCATAAACTTACTACCCATTAGTAAGCAGTATTATTTAGTCAAGAAAAACCCCCCAAATAACGGGGGGTTATCTTTACAAAAAGTTCTAAACCTTATACAAATGATAGGTTTGAGATGTTGATTTTTTGTAGGTAGTCGCCAGCATTACCTAGTGATGATGCTGTGTTTGTTAGTGCAACATAACCATAACGTGTCATGAAGCCTACGACTGGCTCGAATGTATCAGGATCTAATACTGTACCTGATGACATTAGAGGAATGTATGGGCAATAGAAAGCGGCTGCGTCTGCTTCGCTTGAACCCTTATAACCTACTAGTACTGAATCGTTTGTACCTTGATATGTATCAACGTAAACTTTCATTGCACCGTTTAGTGTGCCAACCATCTTTTGGTTAACTGGTGCTTCAAATGAACCTTCTGTTGTACGAGCAAATGCACTTGTTGAAGCAGATTGAATTGCTGTTAGTGCGTCTGTACCTACAACTGCCCAGTTACCTGCACCACGACGTGTGCGTTGTGCGATAGCGTTGGCTGCTCTGTTCATTGTTACTGCCAATGCGGCGTGCTCGTCACCAACGTATGTTGCTGTACCTGAAACGCCTGTTTGGTCGAATGAGAAGTCTGTTGATGCGATACCACGTAGTGAACGTAGAATCTCTTGATCAATTTCAGCTGTAATCTCTTGTGCTAGTGCTGACATGATTTCTGCTTCCATGTCAATACCGTGCATTGAGTTAGCATCTTGAGCAGCTTCGAAAGTCCAACGTGCTGATAGCTTACGTGTCTTTGCTTCTACTGGTTGCTTCAAGATTTGAATGCTTAGTCTGTTACCTGCATTACCTTCATTGGCTGCTGTTGCACCTGCTGTATCAGCTGAAGCAACGTTGCCTGAGTAACCTTCAGCAACTTTGAATGGGCTTAATGCCTCTTCGCCTGCTGTTGTGTTACCACCTGCACTGCCTGTGAATGCGTCTGCGTAACGTACTCTCAATGTGTGGATTTGGCCTACTGGGCCTGCCATTGGTTGTACGCCAACGATTTCGTTAGCAATTACTGATGGCATTACACGGCGGATTACTGGTAAAATTACTCTGTTAAGTGTTGCAACATTACCTGATGTTGATGCGCCGGCTGTTGCAGCTTCTGCTAGATAACTTTTTGTATTTTCTAGAGTTACTGCCATTGTACTACGAGCTGAACCTGAAAGACCTTCTAGAAGTGCGTCTTTGGTTTCGCTCCAGTTTTCATTTAATAGTTCTGACATTTTTAGTCTCCTAAACTCCTTAATTATAAATTTATAATCCTGCTAACTTTTTCAAGTCAACAATGTTAGATGTAGATGCTTGTTGCTCTGTTGCACGTTCTTCCGTAACAACTTCGCGGTCACCAGTTACTTCTTTCTTTGTTGTACCTTCTGTAAGTTTGCGTTTAATACCATTACCATCGCCATTAATAACCGCTGGTAGGTATTTGTCAAAAGATGCTTTAAGTTTTTCAGTTTGAACTGATTCAAGTAAACTTTCCATTACGTCTTTCTTCTCTTTCGCCAATGGTGAAAGTAGTTGTGAAAGAACGTCTTTTCTGCTTGCTTGGTCGTTCATAATATTGATTTCACTCATTTTTGCCTCTACGAGTGCATCCTTTTCTTCAATTGTTTTATTGGCTTCAGCCAACACCTCTTCCATCTCTGAAAGTTCTTTGCTTAGCTTAGCTACTTCTGTATTCTCATTCAAATATGAATGGGCATACTCCGCGGCATATGCTTCAAATAATTGACGTCCAAAATTGTTCTCACGAGCAATCTGGATATCTTCTTTAAGTTGTGACATCTCACCCTTAATAGTTTTAGTGACAGTCTCTTCAACCATCTTGGCACTACGCTCAATGAATGCTTTCTTAAGTTCGGCTAGTTTGTCTTTTGCTTCGGCAACTAGTCTTACTTTTGTTTCAACTACGTCTTTTTTGTCTTCGTTGAATTCAACAATCTCTTCGCTTAATGCTTTGATTACGAAATCTTCTAGTTTCCTCATTGTTTGAGCTTGTGTGCCTCTATCAGCACGAAACTCACCCATTTCGGATGCTAGGTTCTCTGTTACAAACTTGTTTAAAATTTCAGCATGCTCTGTTACTGCTGTCTTATATGCTACTCGCTCAGCTAGTAATGCTTGCTTATCTTCTACAAATTCGTTGATTTCTTGTTTTAGAGAATCTGTAACCATTGTATCTAGGGCTTCGACAATCGCCTCTTTATCGTGTTCATATCTTTGTGCAAATTCTTCGCGTAACTCAGCCTTGTTTTGCTCAGTGGCTTCCGCCAACTTAGCATCCCAAGCTTCTGTTAGTTCTGCTTGAACTTCTTCAGAGATAATGTTATTTTCGATAAGTGGTTTAAATACGTCTAACATAATGTTCTCCTAAATTTTTAGGTCCTTTATGAGGCGTAAAATACTTTCTTTTAGGTATTTTTGCGCCTTTTGATTCTCACGTACTTCAGCAGCTGCCTCAAGCACTCTATGTCCGCCTCTCATGTTTAAGAGACCTTCATAAATTGCTGTTGGATATGCGTCTGGAGCACTGGGTTGTGCTACTATATCTATAGTAACGATTTCAAAATCTGAAACGTCTCCAGAGGTTTCACGAACATTGCCGCTTCCTCTGGATGAAACTCCTAATTTAACACCTGACTCTAGCATCGTTTTGACTAAGTTACCCATTGGTGTTGGCAGGACTTTAAGTTTACCATAACCGTTTGGGCCATCCATCCACATTTCTGAAACCATGTGGGAAACACGATCTAAGTTAATCTTAAGATCGTCTGGATGGTCAACTTCGCCTAGAACAGAGTTACCTTGATTGATCTGCTCATTTAAACTTGATACCGCCGTTTGGATTTCATCAACAGGATATACACGTTTATTAGCGTTCTTTACACCACCTTGGATGCAAATACCCTTCATGTATAAATTCTTGCCTTCTGAATCGGTCTCAGTTACGATACGAGCTTGGTCAAATGTCAAGTGTTCTCTTAGATAAGTCATATTCGCTTACCGTTAAACCTTCTTCATATCTGGTTCTGTGGTTTGCTGATCTACCTTAACATTAGGTTTTTTGCCTTCTGATGCGCCACCAGAGGACATTGCGCCTGGTTCATGAGCATCATTGCTTGCATTACCACCTGATGCAACAGGTGATGAACCTTCACTTGCGCCGCCTGTTGGGGCAGGCACTGGCTTTAGTTCAGCAGCTTCAGCAACTACTTCTTCTGACTCTTCTAAATCTTCGTCTGACTCAACGGATTCTTCCATTTCGTCTTCCATTTCGTCTTCCATGTCGTCCATGTCAGCTTCTTCTTCAGCATCATCGCCTTCAACGCTTGACATTAACTTGTCGAATTCTGCTTGAAGTTCATCAAATGCAGATTCTAAATCACTGATTCTTTCGTCGGTTTCTTCGTCAGCTTCTTCTTCGTCGCCTTCGTAGTCACCTTCGTCTTCCATGTCCATAGCGTCGTCAAGTTCTTCACTTGCGTCTTCTAAAGACATTCCTTCTTCGTCACCTTCAATATCATTAACAAAATCTTCTACTTCCTCGTCTGAGATTGCTTCTTCAACTTCTTCAATCTCTTCTTCGATAGCGTCAAGATCTTGTTCATCAATTAAGCCTTCATAAATTTCACGTGACTTTTCAACAACAACCTCATGGAAAAGTTCGCGAGCCTTATCTTGCTCTTCGTTGATGATATAATCTAGCAACTGTTCAAATTTATTACTCATAGCGAAATCACTCCTTTTATATATAAAAGTTACAAAATATCATCTATATTTAACAAAGGAGACTAATATTATGCTCGAATGGTGCCAAAACGGCAAGAAAAAGGGTTTTTCTGTTTATTTTTATTACATAGCAGGTTCTGGCGTTGCACCATACTGCTTTTGATATTTTTCAGCGTCTTGTATTTTTTCAGCCGCTCTTAACTCTGAAATCTTTCTAAGCTTATTAATTTGCTTTAGTGTCAATCTTGTTTTACGAGTATCTGTTTTTTTAACTATAGTTTGGTCAGACTCTGGATCATAATGACCGTCATCATCTTTCTCTTCATTTTGACCAAATAGTTCTAGTAAAATCATAATACTATTTATACAGTTGTTGGAGTTTCAGCAGGTGCTTCACCACCTTCAACACCTTCAATATCTTCACCACCTTCTGGAATTTCAGGTTCTTCTACCATTGACATATCACTTTCTAATCCACCTGGTGTAATACCAACGTTACGCATGTCTGAACCATAAACTTGTGCCGCTTTGGTGTTGCCAGTTTCTTGTTCCCACATCTCTGTGTTTTCAATCAACTCTTGTTCTGTTAGACCCAAGTAACGTGTTAACAAGAAGCGTTTGCTCATATATGGCAATTGCTCTAATTGTGAAAATGCTGAAATCTTTGTATTATCTAACTCCGCTTGTCTATATGAAGCAAAGTTTTGTGGCTCGTTAAACTTAATTTCAAAAATACTGTTGTCAATATTAACACCGCGTGTCTTTAAAAATAGTTTAAATTCATCGTCGATTGTTGACGAAACCACTGTTTGTAATCGTTTACAGTATTCATTAAATCTAAATTCTTGTATTAGTGCTGTGCCTACTCTACCATCGTTATATGCGGCAACACCTTCATCAGGTCCTGTTGGCAAATAACTTGCTGGAATACGCAATGCTCTATATAACTTGTTTGTAAAGTATCTTAGGTCATCAATTTGTCCTAAGTTCTCACCGCCAGGCAATGTTTCAACTTTACTACCACGCCCTTCTCCTGTTTGTGGAAAGAAGTAATCTTCCATAATGGAAAGAGGATTGTATGTTGAGTCCATCATCTTAGAACCACCACCTGTTGAACTTGGAATTCTGCGTTGGTGAATTTCATTTTTAACACGCTCAACAAAACCCATAGCCATGTGTGATGGCATGTTGCCTACGTCAATATAAAATACGCGGCGTTCCGGAGCACGTTGTACGCGATAGATAATAATAGCGTCTTCTAATAATTCTTTCTGTTTGTATGTTTTAAAAATATTTTCTAAAATACTGTTTCCAAACGGCCATGAACCGTCCATTTCTTCAGTTAAACTAATATGTACAATGTGGTTTGCATCAATAGCAACGGCTTTTTTACCGTATGAAAATTTTGATGCATTTGATACGTTTTCAGCAGTTTGTGATCCATTTCTATTCATAAGATTTGGAACTGTAGTACCGGCTGTATCTTTTTCAGCAGTCTGCAATGTTTCGAAATTAATTGACAAATCTCGAATTACATATTGCTCAATCTTTTTACCAGCACCTTCATCAACAACAATTTTTTCAACCTTAGCACAATCAACAAAAAACCATCGTTGTGTTTCTGGATCACGAATAAACATTTGATCGCCGTACTTTAATGTATTGCGGAATAGTTTAAAAATTTTACGCTCAAAACTTTGCAAATTATACCAATGCTTTAATTGTGTATTTAAAATTTCTGTTTCTGTTGCTGTTGCTTCGTCATGGTAATGAACTTGGAACGCAATGTTAGATTCCGAACTTTGTTGTGTGCAAAACTCTGCCAAAATATCTAATGCTGAATTTACTTCACTATCTTGATCCATTGCATCATATTGAATATAACGTTCGATACGATTAGGATGCCCTGAATAAACTTCAGGTAATACTGAACTATAGTTTTTAAATCCAACATCAGGAGTTCCGTTTCTCATCGGAACAACGTTACTGGGTTGTGTAAAATGTTTTTTCCAAGTCATAATTATAATCTTTATTCTATACTACTATTTACCCTATTTTATAATATATTCACTGTATTGTGATTATCCGTTTCCGTTTTCTTTTTCATAACCTGAACCCATTGGTTGCTTCGCATCTTTAGCCACCTGTTGTTGAATCACTACCTCTGCAGGTCTTTGCTTCTTACGGTCTGTATTCTCTGCAATTTTATCAAGAAGTTCTACCTGTTGTTTTGACAATGATAATGCCTTATCACCAGTAATTTTATTACCTTCTGTCATTTTTTCAATGGCCAGGCCTGGACGTTCATTATATGCTAACCCAGTTGCCATTT